CCCGGTTATACCGGGTAAGCATTACCACGCGGATAAGCGCGCGAGGTTGAGACCCAAGACCAACAATTGTTGTTACACAATCGCTAATCAAGAGTAACCTCGCAGTTCCAACACTAACAACTGTCCTATGTGAAACTCATGCTAGGTAGGTTGGTCCGGTCAGTGCCGAGCCCTATATCTGCTAAGATATAGAGGTTTGGTAGACTGAGTCGGCCTATCATAGCTGTGTGGATCATCTGATAAGAGAGTGGTTAGGATCGCGTCTACCGAGGGGTGTCGTACCCCCAGCGTTCAAGAAGGCTAGCACCCTACCTTGGGCGTGGTAGCGTCCCTAGCACTGCGTGAAACTTATATAATCGTTGCTACAATGACTAGATTAAGTACGATAAGGAAGTTAATCCCTATAGTATTAACCTTGTATTGTGAGCAGTACGAAGTATACAGTTCACGTGTAACAGCTTACTTGGACACATTCTCACATAACGTGGACCACCAAGGCTTAGAGCAAACAGTTCGAAGATATAAAAGTCTTCGACTTTCTGTTCTAAGGTACCTTAGTGGGAATCCACTATATGAGCTTGAGTCCGTAGCACTAGATGCTTCAGGTTTTCCAAAGGAGTTGTCTCTATGGAAATCTGATTTAGAAGACCCTATGACTGTAAGGGTTCTTCTCACATTATTAAATGTGGGGAGAGCCTTTAAGTTTAAGGCAATTCTAAAATTAGATACCATAGAAACTCCTTCTAAGGGAATTCCTCAAAATGAGGACACTATAAAAGTGATCTGTAGGTCTCTAGGAGTCTACCCTCAAAGTCTTAGTTGGAGAGATTTCCATTTCTCTACCAAGAGTGGTCCTAACGGTCCTGCTTTGGCCTCGTCTTTAACTGACTTGGACGCTATAACACCTCAACAAAAGGAAGATATTATCCTTTTGGGTGGGTTAGCGCTTCAAGTAGCTATGACGAAGCCATTTCAGCCGACCGGTTTAGGATACTCTATGATGGAGATTTGGAGATTAATCCATTCTAAGTCTGAGAAGTATTCTCGTAAGCTTAGTTACTTTAGTGATAAGGAGGGTAAAACGCGAGTGATCGCTATCCTTGATTATTGGACTCAGACAGCATTAAAGCCTCTTCATGATGCTTTAATGGGTATATTGAGAAATATACCGTCTGATTTTACCTTTAATCAGGATGACTTTCAGTCGTCTTTACCTTCTACCGGTCCATACTATTGCTATGATTTATCCGCAGCAACAGACAGAATGCCTGTTGACTTTCAAGTTAGTGTTTTATCTAACTTGATTGGGATCGATCAAGCTCTAGCGTGGAAACGCCTGCTAGTAGGAGAAGCCTTTGTGAACAAAGATTGTGACCACCCGATTTATTATCGGGCGGGACAACCGATGGGAGCATACTCCTCTTGGGCCGCGATGGCTCTAAGTCATCATGTAATGGTTCAGTTATCAGCAATAAACGCCAAGGTGATTAAGCTTGGTGGTTATTTTCCTGATTACTGCCTATTAGGTGATGATTTAGTTATAGCCAATCGTGAAGTAGCTCTCCAATATAAAATCTTATGCTCTCAGCTAGATATGCCTATTTCTGATGAAAAGACTCTAGTATCTGAAAAGATGCTTGAGTTTGCCAAAAGAATAGTCATATCTGGTACTGAGGTATCTGGTTTTAGTATCGGGGGTTTCCTTGAGACTTGGAAGAAGTATTCACTTCTTCATGAGTTTCTTAGAAACCAAGCTACTCACGGATGGAACTTGCCTATCTCTGTGCACCCAGACTTGATCCGAGCCACATTTAGTTTCTTTAAACGTCCTGCGCAAGCAGAGCGGATAATTAAACTATATATGGTTTACCACTATATAGGGAACTTTATTAGTACTTGTACTAATGAGAACTCTATATCCTGTGACCGTATTAATGCAGGTCACTCATTACGAGTGTCCGTGCAGACATACTTCCACAGGACTTTTCCTTTATGGGAGTTTATTTCGACTCCCGAGATGTTAAATCTCCTCGTTGATTTTATCAAAGAGATGAAGCTAAAGATAGCGGTTTCGGATGTTGAAAGATTGTTTGAAAACCGGGACTCCATAGTTAAATCTATGGATGACCAGGCTCTTAAACATCTTCCAAGCTTGAATGTCCAGTTATACCAAGCTCTAAGACGTGAGACGCTACCCGTTATTAGTGTTGCAAATACCCTTCTTAGACTTAGCGTTGACGCCGTTAACCGTTTGGTTAGTGACGAAGACGTTAATATCTTTGAATTAGGTATTTCCAAATACTATGTTGGGGAAGCTATCTTCAGCCTTAGAAGAGCTCGGTCTATCTCGCTAGCTCAGGCCCGGTTAACTAAGCAACTTTTAGATGTTTGGCAGGATCGAGCCATGGAATCTGTCCCTATGTACCAATATGTCGAAAGACATACGGGTTTTAGGGCAGATACCCAGGTTCGACCTACCTTAACACCTAAGTTACGTCGTGTAACTGGTACTAAGCGCTGCAAGTAGTACTCGAGCGGGCACCTAAACCTGTTGTAGAGTAGTCCTTCCGACCTTAGTTTGGAGAGAAAGGAAAAGTGCTCTGGTTTTCCAGATACTTTTCTCTCTGACCTAACAAGGAGGGCCGAAGTCCTCTACAATGGGACCTCCCTGAGAGGGGAGGAGGCTTTGGTGACTTGGTATCCCC